TAGAAGATTACAAACAACATTCATACCAGAAGACTTTCAAGAATGGTATTTCATATGTGCAAGTTTTAATCCTATTGTGGATGAAGATAATTCATTTGCAAAAGTAGGTCCTAATGGTGAAGCATATGATAACGACGCTAACTTTTGGTTAAATCATATTAATCCAGATGATGGTTTATATACTATCAACTCTGATTACGGAAACAGATGTAAAGTAGAAATTATTTCAAGAGCAGACTTACTACGAGCTCGTGGTTTTAAGTTATAGGAGTTTGAACATTGGCTGACGAAAATAATAATAAAACCACAATCACAAATATAACTGATACCAATCCTGAAGGTATTGGTAATGGTACAAGACCAAGACCCGATAGTGGTCACAATCGTGATGGTCATCATCATCATACTCATATACATAGTGGTGGTACTGATGGTGATGGTGATATTTTTGTAGACCCAGGTGGTGATGATGGTGTTGAGTGTTTTGTAGCTGGAACAAAAGTCAAAATGTCAAATGGTTTGGAAAAAAACATTGAAAACATTCAAATTGGTGAACAAGTTCTTTCTTACAATATTCATACAAAAAAATTAGAACCAAAAAAAGTAACTAAATTATACACACAAGTACATGATTTAGTTGATGGTGACATTACAGTAAAAACAAAATTCAACAATGGTGTGGAAACCCACAACACAATTGCAAATCCATTTTGGTCAAAAGATAAAGGATTCGTAGCAGCTGATGCTGAAAGATGTAATAGATTACATCAATGGGTTAAACAAAGTAATAAAGGAAAAGATACCGAACAATTAAAAGTTGGTGATACATTGTATCATTACAATGGTGAAGAATTGCAAGAAGTAATGGTTACTGAAATTGAACATATTTTAGAACCATACATTAGAACATATGATATAACCGTTGAAGACAACCATACTTTTTTCGCTAATGGTATATTGACACACAACTCTGGTGGAGGAGGAGGCGGAGGAGGAGGTGGAGGAGGTGACGGAGGTTCTCAACAGGGTGAAGGTTGTATGAACTCTGAAGCCTGTAATTATAGTTCACTAGCTACTACAGGTGATGGTAGTTGTATATTTCCAGATGATTGTTCAGATGGTGAATCGTTCGGATGTCCTGATACCGCACCCAATTCAAACATAGGTAATTGTCCAGATATCGAGCTTAGACTTTTATGTTGTATCCCCAATACACATGGAGGTACTGCATTAGCTAGTAGACTACGATTTGGTGATACTCCATTTGAAGATGGAATACCATCATATAATGATTTTTATACAGATGGATTTGCATTTCAAGATAATGATTTAAATACAGGAAATATTAATAATCAAGAAGCATGTAATCAAGTGGATTGTTCAATTACTGAAGATGGTTTTAATAAAATTCACTTTGATGGGCAATGTGTTGGTTCATTGGGACAACATGGAAAATTTGGCCATAATGTTGTTTTTAATCATTATTATCATAAAAGTGAATATATTTTTAATAGCAGTACTCTTCAAGATACCCATCATTATCCATATGTTACTTATTCTCCAATTCCACATTCTGGCCATAAACCAATAGAATATATAGTTAATGAACTTCATGGAAATGATTTAGATGAATTTGCCCACAAATATTATGACCCTATGTTAATATTTGATGAGAATCAATTAAATGCTGGAGAAGAATGGGAGCCAGGCGATGAAGTTTATGATACTGGTCTTTTTAATGAAGTATTTGATAGATTTCAAGTAGGTGTAGATAAAGATGGAACGGAATTATACAATTTACCAATTTATCAAAGATTAACTTGTGATGATGTTGAAACCGCTCATACTATTGATATTGCTTCATATCAAGGTACAATATCAGATTATGATTTAGGAGATGGATTTGTAAAATCAGCATATGATACATCTGCTGGAATTTCTGCTGATTATTTGTTTGAGAGTCATGTCAATGGTATTGATTTTTGTGGTGGAGATGCTTTGGTTAATGAAGCTTTTGAAATGTTTAGAGAGAATCCATTATATGTACAAGTATTAATTCTTATACTTTCACAACATTCATCTGATATTTGGTTTCAGGACATTGATGAAGATTATCAAATACCAAATTCAACAATTGGATTTGGATTAAATCAAAGTGCTGTTCGTAGTTTTGATATAGTCGGTGATAATGCAGAAGACTACATAGAAGATATTTTTTCAGAAAATGACAGATTTGTTAGAGATGTATTGGTAAGAGTAGGATTCCCTCTACCACCAATTACAATATATGGTATAGATGGTGGTTATGATAATATATGTGATGGTGTAAGTGAATCATATTTACAATTAGTTGAAGAATTTATTATTTATGTATCAACAATAACATTCTTTGGGGACTTTCCAATTCCAAATGTAGATATTGAACCAACGATGAAAAATGAATTAGATGTATTGAGTGGAATGGATTTACTAGAAGATACTTTAGACGCTTGTGATTACATTGAATTTATGGTTTTACCAGGTGGTATAACATTGGGTGATGGTGTTTATTATAAAGGTAATGAATTACCTGATATGTATTTTCAATTACCACATGGAAACGAAGGTAACACTGCACAGAATGATATGACAAAAGAAACTTATGTAAGAACTTTTAATTGTAATACAGAATTAAATCAAAATTTAAAATTTAGTAAAATGAGAGCCGTGTGTAAAGATGGTTCATCGGTTGAAATGGCACAAGCTGGTAATGGTAATGGTGCTGATACTATAAATTATTATCCAGAATACACTGGTGATGAATTTTTCAATACAGGTGTGGAAGCTTGTAATTCAACATTAAAACTACATACCAATCAAGATTTATATTATTTATCAGATAATGATGAAAAAGAATCTTTGGGTATTTTCTTTTTTGAAAGTGAAAACAAAGGCTCTGAAAATTTTATTAATAATAAAGATGTATTATTTGACCAATATTCTTTACTAAATGGTGTTAGAAATCCTAATGGTAAAGATATTTCTTATAGATATGTAAATGACGTTTTCCAATCTAGTGGAGGTTATGGGTGGCATAATCTTTATGAAGCGGAACATTGGTCAATAATTAATTCTGCAGTTCCTGATTATGATTGGGAGAACAATTATAAATCAGAAGCTGCTGCACCATATTGGTCACTTCAAAATTCTGAATGTTTTTCACTTGATAAATGTTTAGTAATAGATACTATGAAATTTCATACAAATAATAATATTACTGAATATGATTACAGACAAGGTGTTACTACTTATATAAACAGAGAAGATATTTCAGACAATGCACGAAGAAAAAAATATCAATTTAAACTTTCTTTTATGATGAAAACAACAGACGTATATGATGATGTTGATTTAAAAGATACTGGAATACATACTGCTTTAGAATTTTCTACAGAAAATTCATTTATTGGTGCAGCTTCTAACCCTGCTAATGAATTGATAAATAATTATAAATCATCACAATGTTCACCATATGGTAAAAATAAAAATCATTACTCAAATATTTTAACAGAGGAAAAATATTGTAGTTCAACTCGTGCTTCATTTACAAACACTAAAATGGATACTTGGGAAAAAATGGAATATGTTTTTGAAGTTAATAAAAATGTTAATTTTAAAGAATTTAATGGTTTGAATTTATTTATAGTTCCATTACAATTTGCAAAAAATGATGCAAATTTTGTGGTTCCTGGTCACCCACAGGCCCAAATGGAAAACTTTCAAGAATATATGGAATTAAATACTTCTATAATTTTAATAGATGACATAAAATTTAAAGAATCATTTGATTTTCATACTGATGTTGATGTGAGAAAGAAAAAAGGACCAAATGATTATGGACTTGTAAGTTTAACTGAATATTATGATAGATTTAAACCAACTGCTAACATTGAAGAATATAATGATACAATTGCTCCACTGGAAGTTCAATTTTATTTTTATCCAAGATTTCCTTATGATGATGTATTATCACCAAACAGGGAAATACTTTTAGAGCAATTTGTTAATGAACAATTTTATATTAGTGATGTGGACTGGGGAGATGGTTCGTCTATTGAATTTACTAACGAACCTGAAAAAATTGGACCAAATGCTATGATTAATCATACATATGGAGAAAGTGGAACATACGAAATAAAAGGAACTATGTTTAGAACGGTAGCAGAAAATTATAATTATAGTTTTAATCAAAATAATATAAGTTATGGTGGAAATTTAGGTACTGGTTACAATCAAAAATTTACACTAAAAATTAATATTAATGAAGGATTGGATGAAGACTTTACATATTTTGGTTCTGAAGGTTTTTCATTTATTCCATTTAAAAACACTACACCAATTATTGGTGGTTACTCTAAAGAAAGTATTTATTATAAATCATTAAAAAGAAATCTTGGTATTATTGGACAAAATAAAACAGATATTAACTTACTTTCCGAAAATGATTTAGCCAATAAAGACTTTCATGGTTATCCAAGTGGTACATCAGCCATTGAAGAAACTTTAGGTGGTGAAAGCAGTTGGTTTAAAATAAATTACGTTGACGGTGATTCAGAATATCTTATGTCTCATCATGTTTTTGTAACTCCTAATACCACATATGTGGAATCATTTGAATTAAAACACGATGGTACACTTGATTCATTGAATATAACATTTCACAATGGTACTAATGGTCACCGTGAAGTCCCTGCAATAATTGAAGATTTGGGTATTGATAATGATGGTAATTTCCATAAAAGAGTATCTGTAGAATTTACAACAGCAGTTGATGATACTAATATAAGAGCTATTGATTTTAAAAGTGTTGTTGGAGAGTTTACATTTTTAGCAGTTAAAAATATTAGTTTTGGTAGAACAATAATAGAAGATAATTTAGTGAATGTTAACTTTTCTAAAATATCAGATAGATTAAAATCAGAAATAGCTTTCCAAAAAATGGATAGTTCATTAATTGATACTGGGGCGTTTAACCTTTTAAACACTTATCAACAACCAGCTGACAATGCATTTGATGACTCTGAAGGATATTTATTAACCTTACCATTTCCAAGATATTTCCAAGAATTTGACATACTTAATGAAAATAGCTTAACTTCTGGTCATGTGGATAGGTGGACTGGTCCATTTGTAGGTAGACCTGATATAGCAGAATATGTTCTTGGTAATTTAACTACTGGTGAACCAATGGGTCTTGTTGCGATGACGTACATTCAAAATCCTGGAGTTTTCTTAGGAATAGGACCATTAACCGATTCCGAAACATTACCGTCAACAGATACAGCTTTTGGTATGGAATTTGGTATTATCACTTATGCTTGTGCTGAAGTGTATTCAACAGAAAATAATCCATTATCAGGTGGTACTGATACCGGAAACCCATTTGGTGGTGATTTTGAAATAAGTTATCCAATAGGGCAAATAGTGGATGAGGAAGGTAGAGAGTGGGATGTATTTAATTGTATAGCAACCGACATTGGTGGTGGCGATTTTAATATTCCTACAATAAGTGAAAGTGATACTTATAATCCTTCTGAAGTTTTTATAAACCCAACTTTACCAAAACAAACTGAACAATACACAGGTAAACAATATACTGTCTTAACAGATGAACTTGGAAAATCACTTGGTGATACAGACATTCAGAGTATAAAATATTATAATACACCAAAATCAATTTGGGAAATGTTTGGATTGGAATATGAAGATTTTGTTTCATTTGGAAATCCAGAAAGTAATAGATATTGGAAAAACATTATTCCTCAAGATTACTCTATTTATAATAGAGAAGGGATTAATTTAAATCTAATAACAGATGCAAAAGAATTTTATGAATTAAATGAAGTGTTGTCACCTGAATATTTTTCAGGAGATGTAATGGGTTGGTTTGTATGTGCACAAGGTGATGAAAATTGTCAAAGTAAATATGTAAATGGGGCTGAAGCATATGCTTTTCAACAAGCTCCTAATAGTGATTGGGAGTGTCCTGGTGAGTTTAATGGTAATTGTGATAATATAAATAAAATATATCCTAACACGAATTATAATATTATGACATTTGTACCAAATACAGTTGAGTTTTGTCACCCATTACTTGGATGTACAGGATTTGATAAAGGTGAGGGAATTATGTTAGAGGGGCCAATGAATTATGACCAATTTGATTTTAATGTAATATACACTGGACTATTTATGGAATTAAAGCTCTCTACAATAACTTTAAATATTTATTCTGAACAGGATTGGTTGGATGATTATTACTATCCTGTTTTACCTAAATATGGTGCTGATGGTAAATTTATAGAAAATGACTATCCAAATAATAAAATACCATTTCCATCTGAAGGTAATGCAACCAATACAGAAGAAACTGATACAAACTTAATATTAAATTTATCAACTGAAATAATTGAAAATAATGTATTTGATGACATTAGTGGAAAAAGCAATAAAGGATTTGTTGTGGGTGATTTTAAACCGAAATTTGATAATGAATCATTGGAAATTAAAAAAACAAAAAATATGAATAGAATTAAAACTAAAAAATCTAATGGGGCATTTTAATGGCAAAAATACAACAATTTAAAAATAAACCATCTCCAGGTTCATTTGGACAATATTATTATGATAATGATGATATGGATAATTTTCAATCAGTTGAAGGCTCAGATAGTGTTAAAAAACCTGTTGATAAATACTCAGATAAAAGTTTACATTCATATGTAGTTTCAGATGAAACGAGAGATTATATTGTTGGAAATAAATTAAGATTTGTTGGTGTTAGTGGTATAAGAATAAATGATTTACAAGTAAGACAAGGAGGTACAACTCGAAAACACATAGATACGGATTTTCGTGGTTTTGTTTGTGATAGAAATACTTTTGATTGTTTTGATAATAGCGATAATTTAAAGGGGTATAATACAATCTATGATTTTTTTAGAGTTACATCAGAAGACCCCATTACGAATTATGAAACGTGCCAATTTTTTAAACTTCAACCTGGTAACATAAGTTCTGGTGGTAACCCAGATTTTAGTTTTTTAGAAGGTAAAAACATTATACAAAATCTATCACCGGATTTAACTTCTGACTTAAAATTACGAAGTGGTGATTATTTAAGTCCAATCGACAGAAATATAGATACTGGTATTGAAAATATGATTGCTGCGAGTTCTAGTTTATGGGATTCAAATGTAGATAAGGGTAACTTCATTCCTTTTAGACCAGATGATAATATTGGATTAATTGACCAATCTGAAAGACTTACAAGTATTTTTTCAGAAGATGGTGGAAGTTATGATAATTACATACAAATCGTCTTATGGTTTAAATCAAATCAAGGTGACACGGGTAATCTTAGAAAAAGAAGATTCTATGTTTTAAAAGTTAATCCAAATGAGTTAATGAACTTTTCTACTGATGGTAAAGCTACTCCTGGTGAATTAGCCAACATACAAATTGTAGTTAATAATGATGATATTCCCCATAAAGATGGTCATAGAACTGAGAGTGATACAAATATGGCAGCTTGGTATTTATCAAATTTATCAGTTACTTTTATTATAAATGAGGGAATAGATGCTGATGTTTATGCTGATAAAGACCAATTAATAGTTAATCAAGTACAACCTAAAAATCCAATTAGTGAAAATAATTTTGATTTAGATTTTACTTCTGTTAATCTTTTTCAAGAACCTTTTACATCTGCAACTGCATTTGAAGTAAACAGCTTGGATGAGTTAAATGATTATTTATGGAGAAAAAACTTTACACCATTTTCTCAAATTACAATTGAAAATAAATTTAATCAAAACTTACAAGGATTTAAAACCGATGATTTGAATAGACAAATTTGTTCATCACCAACAACTGTTGAATTAAATGTAAATGTTGCAAGATATAATCAAAAAGATAATCAATTTTTTATAGAAAAAGCTTTTCCATATTCTGTTTCACCACATTATAAAGTTTGTATCGTTCATTGGGACGATGTGGACGATGAATTTAAAACAATTCAAGATGTGTTTGATAAAAAACCAACAGATTTTAATGAAATAATAACAGCTCAAGATAATAATACTTTTATTTTTAAAGAGATTACAGAAATTTTCAATAACAATTATACCACGCCTGGTATTAAAAAAATTAAAATATTGGTTTTTAACTATGTTGAATATCAAAATAGTACTTGGTTAAATGAATATAAAAATAGTGAACTACCGCCATTTAATAAAATTGAACCAATAAGATATAAATTATTAACATCAAGAATATTTTTAGATATACCAATAAGTGAGTTTGAAGATTTTGGTGAATTGGGTGGTAATAATTATAGAACAATACCATGGCCTCATACAAATCCAATACTTGGTGGTATTAATAAAGATTCAAAATATTTAAAATCAATTGATGACATATTGGGTGGTGGTAAGATTGGAAATCAAGATATAATTGATGAAACACTTTTACTTGAAGCTAAAGAAAATGATGAACTTGGACAAAACATAGAAAAATTAGATTTAGAACAAGTTAGATATTTTAATAAAAGTTATGATATAAGTGAATTATTAAACATTAATGAAATTGGAACAACAATGGGAAATGATGTTTATTTGGAAAATAGTTATTTATCTGAATTACCAACACCTGAATATTGGGAACAATTTAATATTAATGAAGATGGAATGATATCAGAAATCGATATTTATGTTTGGGAGAATTATTATGCAAGACCTGATATAGCAAATGAAGTACAAACTATACTTGATGATATTCAAGAATGGAATGAATTGCCTGATGAAGAACTTATTGGTCAAGTAGTTGTAGTTCGATATGAAGGTAATAATAATGTCCACGATTATTATTCAAGGGCTGAGCATTGGACTGGTGAAACAGGAGAATGTGTTCCGAATCCCGAAATAGGTTATCAAAATTGGAGGGGGTTAAATCAAAATAACTTTGATACCTTAGCAATGTTAGGACTTGAACAAGGAGAACTTACACCTGAAAGGGCTTGTAAAATTTATTTTCCAAATTGTCTTGATAGTGCATGTGATGCCGTTCCAAATGAATATTGTTCGTCAATTTTTGGCGAAGGAACTTCGAATACATACTATACCGATGCTTTTGATTGTGTGATTAATAAACCACCATTTGAAACCATCATACCACCTAAGATTGTAAATGAAGGTTTACTTTTTGAAAATAATCTTGTAGATAATGGTAATTTTAATCAAGGTAATGGAATTAATCTTATTGGAAATCCTATTCCAACAAGTGATGAATTTTATCGAGCATCACCAGATACCGCAGAAAATATAACAGAATTTAACAATACAGAAAACGCTATAGAATTTACAATGGGTTACGAAGCTGATTGGGGTTGGTATGTTTATAATAAAAGTTTAGAATTAGAAAATGTTCCAATTATAATTGGTCAAGAATATATAGTAACATTTAAATGGAAAGTTGAAAATTTTATAGATAATGATTTTAGTAATTTAAGATTTCAATTGATAGATGGTGGTGGTGGAAATACCATTACATCAACACATATTTTAAATAAATCTATACTTGATGAATCTGATGGATATTATGTTTTTGAATATACATTTGTTGCAACATCTGAAGGTAATCAAAAATGGTTTAGAATTTTTAATCCTACTGGTATGATAAACATTCCTGCAAAAGTATATTGGAAAGAATTATCTTTACAAGAAAACCCTTCAACTGGAGGAACTATTATAACAAATGGTGATTTTGAATCTGATGCTAACATAGGAACTTATTGGCTTCTTAACCGTTATCCTAGAGTTGATTTAGGTGCTGATGGTGAAACTTATCATCCAACTGAAGATTATGCTATTTGGGATGAAACTAATAAGTGGGTAGAAGTATCTCATTATCACGATGGAAATTATCCACATGGTACATATGATAATTCTCAAACTTGGTTAGAAACACCATCAAGTGTTGAAGTAGTTGAAGGAAAAACATACATTATTAAAGGTAGAGTTTTATATACTGGTGGTTCTAACAATGCCGTAATTGAACTTTATAATGGTGTATCTCCTAATGGAACTTGGGTAGCGGCATACCATTCGGGTGGTGGAGAATTTGAAGATTTAGAAATCATTTTTACATCTCAAAAAGCTGGAGCACTTAGTTTAAGATTAGCAGTTTATTATGAAACTGGAATAGCTTATTTTGATAATATTATATTACAAGAATATGAAGACACTTATGTTACAACACCTGAATTATCAGGATGGAGTATTAGTCATTCTCCTAATACGGGTAATACAATATCTTTAAGTAATAATCAATTAACATTTAATAGTCAAGATAATTATAATTTATACATAGGAAGTTCTACTGAAGGTTATTCTGATGGTAACGCAATTGAACATCTAAAAACATATAAAGTTAAAATTGATATTGAAAGTATTAGTAATCATAACCCAAGATTTGAATTAGGTGGAGGTACAAATGGATTATCATTACAAGAAGGTATGAATGAATTTGAATGGACTCCTGATTTTTGTCTATATCCAAATCTTTGTGATGCATTAGGTTCAGACTACCCATATATGGGAAAAGTGGTGATTGGTAGAGGATATAATTCAAGTGACACTGCTTACCCATCTAACTTTGTTCTAAATAGTGTTTCAATACAAGAAATTACTTATACATTTGATGGGGTATTTGAACAATATATGAATACCGACTATTATGATGCAATAACTCAACAATTTAATCCACATACTGACTTTAATTATTGGAATGGTGATATAAATAAATTTCCGATGGAAAGTTCAGTCGGACAGATATTTATAACTGATAATCAGGACTTGAATTTAAAACAAAGTTGTAAATTTGAATTAAACACTGGTGAGTTAAGTGGTAAATCTATTTATGATTCGACTGGTAATTCAAATAAAGGACTTATAATTGGTGATTATAAAGTTAAAAAGAATAAAAAAGGTGAAAAAATGAGAAGAGATTCATTTATAAAAGTTCCAAAGAAAACTGGAAATAAAGATGGAGCATTATAATGCCAGATTTTGAATTTGAATTTAATCAACAAGATAAAGATTTAATCATAAGTCAAGAAGAAACTAGCTTACAGGGCCTATACTATATACGTTTAACCATTTATCCTACTGAAGCGATTAATAACATTGTTGATTTACCTGATGATACTAAGGGTGTGAATGGGAAGGCTATATTTTTCTCTTCACACGCGGCTGGTTCATATAACATAAACATAGCCCCATTTTTAGATTCTACAAATCCAACTCCTGACGAAAGAATAAAACAGGTTGGTCAAAATGGGGGTGATTTCAAAATATATAAAAATGAAAACACTCAAGATATATACATAAAACCAAATGAAATATTTAATGATTTTGAATTACCACAAGGTGATTACAAAATACAAATTGATTTTTTATCTCAAGAACAAACCAATACATCATTTACAATCAAACAAGTTTCAACTTCAAGAAAAGAAGTTAGAATAAAAAATGTTGAAGGAGCTATTGTAGAGGGTTCATCTATTATTACTGGTTTAACACAAGCATTTAATGATGGTGAAGATAAATATCAATTCAAACATATACTAAATATTGGAACTGGTGACCACATTCCAATAATGAATTATGCATTTGATAAAATAACGGATGGTAAAGATAATCAATCATTAATTTTAAAACTTTATGATGCATTACCAGTTAATGTTAGAAATCTATCACAAATTACAATTGAAAAGGAAGTACTAACAACACAAACTCAAGACATATTTTATTTTTCTGATGTACCTGATGTTTTCTTTGGTGATGGATTATTACCAGACGCTCAAGCAAATTGGATAAATCCTGATGGTGATGATGTTCAGTATCAAAACTACGATGAATTAACTGGTTCAATTGGTGGTAATGCAGTAGATAATTTAGTTTCACAAAGTTTTTATGATTATCCAAATTTAAATACAGATTTTAGATTTTTTAAAAACCATACATTTTTTGGTTCTGCTAAAAAGAAATTAGAAAATTTCAATACAAAAATTAAAACCATACAATCTTATTATTCTGAAATTTCATCTTCACTTACTATTTCAAGTTCAATGGCAGGAGATTCTAATTATATAATCCAAAACAGAAAAAACTTATTTAAAAAAATAAATAATGAAATAAAAACATTTACACCTTATGAAAGATTTTTATATTATGATGGTCAAAATGAATCAACTGCATCAGCTCCTG